CCCCGGCGGTAGGTGCCGAGGCGCCGCATTGCGAGAGGTGCGCGGGTGGTCATGTGTTACACCAGCTGGATTCGGAGCCCGCCCGCCGGGTTGGCGAACTGGTAGATGTACTGCTGGAACCAGCGAATCTCGTAGCCGGCCGCAGCCGACTGGCGAGCCATCTGGAGCCCGTCCTCGCTGTCGAGGTGCGGGAAGCCGCCGATCGACTTGGCGATCACGTCCTCCGGAGCGAATCCCCAGATTTGGTTGTCGTTCGTCACCCGGCTGACCTCGAGCGTCGCCTTCTGCTTGTCGCTCGAGTAGATGGTCAGCTCACGCGTGCCGATCGTCTTGGCCTGCGGGTTGTCGTAGTAGGCCACGCCGTTGTTGAGGTCCTTCGCCACCCCGGCATACGTCGCCTTGGAGCAGAAGCACCGGAGCAGCTTGGCGTTGCCGACCGTCAGCGCCTCCTGGCAGCCGTCGATGAGGGCCGAGAGGACCGACCCGCCACCCGTGGCGTCGATGAAGGTACCGTAGAGGCGGCTGTTCGCCGTCCGGTCCACCGTCAGCAGCGTCGTGATGGTCGCGTCGGTCAGGTCCTGGCCGCTGTTCTGGTTCGGGAAGAAGGCCCCGAGGCCGACCGGCACCAGGCGGGCCGGGGTGGCCGAGTCCTGCCGAGCGCCAGCCCGGAAGCACCAGTCACCGTTGGCCGTCGCGCCGGGCGGGTTCGCCGAGCACGTCACCAGCTCCGCGCCGACCGTGTACGACACCTTCGTGACGTAGACGATGGTCGAAGAGCGCAGGCCAGCGCTGTTCAGGGCCGAACTGAAGACCAGCGGCATGCCCTTGACGAACTTCGTGATGTCCGAACGGGGATTCGGAACGAAGGTCGCGCCGGAGAGCGACTGAATCTTGCTGATCTCGCCCCAGCCGTAGCCCTGGAGGACCACCGCGTTGTTGTGGGCGATCGCCCGCATCTTCTTCCGCATCGCCATGTCGACGGCCTGCTGCCAGGCGCCGTCCTTGTTCCGCGTACGGCCGATGATGTCGGAGGTCAGCTGAGCGACTTCCGAGTACGGGAACCAGTCGGAGCGGAACTTCGATCCCGCCGTGCTGGCGTTGTTCGTGGCCGAGCCCTGCGCGACGGTGAAGTCCGGCGAACCACCGTCCACGTCATCGACGTCCGCGAGCCACGTGAAGTCCTCGCCTCCCTCGCCGTCCGTCTTCTTGGTGATCGTGGAGAGCACCTGATCGGACATCTGCGAGATGCTGTTGTCGATGAACTTCGGGTCATACGTGCGCTTGATGTACGCGTTGAGAGCAGTTGCGTTGAATGCCACGGCGAATTACCTCGGAGCGGGGACCTAGAGCTCGCCTGCCTTGCGCATGTCTTCGACGACTTGCCGGCGGCGCTCCTCGGGGTCCATCGAGTACTCGCGTACCGTTGGGCCACCCGACGATTGCTTGTTGGTCAGGGTCTTGCCGCTCGTTCGCGCTGCGGTTGCGGCGTCGGCCGCAGCGGAAGTCGTCTTTTTTTCACCCGACGACGGGGCGGAAACTGGATCGCCGAACTCGGCGCGGAGGTCTTTCTCGACCTCGGCAGCCAGCAGCGGGATGGCCTCATCGGGCACGGTCCCGTGCTGTTCGTTGTAGGCGGCGATCGTGGACCAGAGAACGTTGGTCCCGTACTTCGTTGAGACGCGCGCGAACTTCGCCTTGTCGGCGGTGACGGTCGTTGCGATGGCGCGGTCGATCCGGGCTACCTCGCGCTCCCGCGCGGCTTCGGCCCGCTCTTTCTCCCGCTCCCGGCGCAACTCCGCGATCTGGTCTTCCGCCGTCGGCGCCGGCTTGTCCTCCCCGGCGATACGATGGTCGAGAAACCCACGGGTGGTCCCGTCTCCGACCCCCACGCGCTTGAGGGCGGCGAGAGGATCGGTCCGCAGCTGCTGGACGAACTCCTTGTACTCGTCGAGGTGACCCTTGAGAGTCGTGTTCTCCGACCGGATCGTCTCGACGCGTGCTTCCGCATCCTCGGCAGCGGTGCGAGCCCGGCGGGCTGCCGCCATGGTCTTGTTGGCGTACCGGGTGGCGGCGGCCTTGAGCGCCTCTTCGGTGATCTCGGCCGCTTCGTCCTTCGGCTTGGCAGCCTCGGCGACCGGGTCTTCGGCTGGCTTGTCCTCCACCGGCGGATCGGCCGGCGGGGTCTCGGTCGTTTCGGCCGGAGTCTCTTCGACCTCGACGGCTTCGGCTTCCTCGGCCGGCGGCGTCTCGGTCTCGGCGGGTGCGGCGGTCTCGCTCACACCATTGCCGGAATGGGGACCCGGCTACGGTACGGCGGCCAGTCCCGGACCAGCGGTCGGCATCGAAGCGGCCGCGGCTTCACCCAGGCTCGGATCAACCGGCGGGGCAGCAGCGGAAGGCGCGGCTTGCTGCGGCGGGGCAGCTGCCGCCTGCGCCTTGTCCATTTCCTTCTTGCACCGCTTCAGGTAGCGGCGGACGCGCTCCAGGTTCTTCTCCGGTACTTCGTCCTCCATGCCCTGGGCGAGGTATTCCGTTCCGATCTCCAGCGCCATCTCGTAGTTCGTGAACTCGTCCGGCATGGCAGCAGCGGTCTTCTCGTACAGCAGCTCCTCAAACGTCTTTTCGAGCTGCCGCTCCTGGGCCGCTTGGCGATTGATCCGCCCGTCGGCGTCCAAGTCCTGCATGTAGCCGGCGAGCTGGGACGGTTTCCAGGCTCCGGCCTGGACCATCTCCTGACCGAAGGCGATGAGGCCGGCCGGATCGGTTGGGATCGGGCTCGCAGGCTTGATCTGGAGGACGTATTGCTCCTCATCGAGCGCGGAGTCCTTCCAATCGACGACGGTCAGCCCTCGCTTACCGGGGACGGACACCTTGTACCCGCCCAGGTTGCTGCGCTCTTTGCCCTCTTCGGTCGTGGTGACGATGTCTCGCACGATGCCAAGGGCGATCTTGAGGCAGTCGATGTGCCCACGCTCCCACCGCTGTTGCCTAACCGCGTTGCGCTTGTCCGACTTCTGGGTGTCCTCCCGCTTAGAGGCCGCTGACGCGTTGAGCCCGGCGTTCGTCTCGCCTTGGCTGGCCTGCTGGCTGATCCCGGTGTTCTCGAAGATGCGCTGCCCGTCTCGCTCGATTGCCTGCAACCACTCCGCGGTGACGGCCTGGAACATGACCTGTTGCGGTCCCTGCGGTCCGTTGCCCTCCCAGACGGTTCCGATCTCGTTCGTGAACGACGCCTTGGACATCTTGGCGGCTCGGTCCACGTAGAGGTGGCCCGAATGACAGAGCTTGCGAGCCTTCTCCACCCGGTACTCATTCGCGTTGATGCGAATCTGGAGGGGCCGCATCTGATGCATGAGGGAGTTGCCCCACGCGCCCGTGGTGCTGTCCTCGACGCTGAAGAACCACGTCTCGTGATAGGTCTTCTTGTACGGCTCGACGACGAGCCAGCTGTCAGCGGCGTCGAGCGAGATGACGTGCCAGCCGTCATCGCTCGTCTTCGTGGTCGGAAGGTGCCAGGCCTCGAATACCTCGATGTGATCGGCCGGCGCCCCGCCTGTGGTGACTGGCTGCGGCGCGTTGATGGCCATCTGACGTCGGGCGGTGTCTTCGGCGTTCTTGCCCTCGCCCCACAGCTCGAGCACCTTGTCCCGTGGAACCGGACGGCGGCGGTAAAGCGTCTGGGGAACGCCGTCAATCAGGCCGTCCATCGGGTCGATCGCAAACTCCGTGGCCAGGGCGCGTTGCGCGCAGCAGCGATCACCCTCCCGGTAGAACTGGATCGCCCCGACGCCTGATTCGAGGATCGCGGCATCGAGAAACGCCCGCTGTCGGAGCTCGTGGAGGCACAATTCCTGTGCCAGGCCGTCGGCGAAGTTCTGGAGGTTGCGGGATCGCTTCCGCTGCTTGTAGTTCCCGTCCACCGTGAGGAAGCGGGCTCGCTGATCTGTGCTGGCGACCTGGGCGTAGAGCGTGTCGATGGCCGCTTTCGCCCGGTTGTTCGTCGAGGTCTCCGTCGGCGGCATGGAGCCGGTGGACGTGAGGCTGTAATACTGCCCGGCGAACTGATACAGCGTGATGACGGGGTTGTTTTCGTAGAGGCGGATGTTGAACAGGTCGTAGTCCCGGCGGTATGTCTCGCTCGGGAGCATGCAGATCAGCTTCTGGGCGTCGACCGCCAGCCTGCCACGCTCTTCTGGCGTCTGGTCCTTGCGCCAGAAG